AGGCCTCGCCTATATGCTGTCTTTAAAATACTCCCCAGATAGGACCGCCGCCTTGCAGCAAATGTACGAGCAAGATTTTACTCGAGCGGCACAGGAAGATAGAGATACGGCCAGTACTCGTATATTGCCTGACGTAGGGTCCTAGAGATGTCTCAGGCTTCAGGGAAATTTTCTTATGGCCTCTGCGATTACTGCGGGCAGCGTTATCCTTATCAGACCCTGAGGAAAAATTGGAAGGGGTTTATGGTGTGCCCTGAGGACTATGAGCCAAAAGAGCCTCAGTTGACCCCGTTAAACCATAGAGGCGATGCGATTGCTCTTGAGAATCCTCGTCCAGACAGAACAGAGCCGCTGAGCGTGTTTGTAAATAACGCGGGTGGCGATACGCCTTTTGAGACAGTGCCGAGTTCTATGCAGCCTGCCCCCGCTGCGATTGCAGTTGAAGGCGTAGGTACACTTGGAACAGTTACGGTGGTAATTACATGACCTATGATGAGTTAGTAACAAACATTCGTAATTACACCGAGGTTGACTCAAACGTCTTTCCTAATTCGGTGATAGACACGTTTATTACGATGGCCGAAAACAGAATCCTCCGTGATATTGACTTGGATGTGTTTAAGCTAGAAGCCACTGCCAACATGACCGCAGGCAATCGTTTCCTAGTGGCGCCTAGCGACATCCTTACCCACCGTTACATCATGGCAACATTGAATGGGGACCAGACTTTTTTAGAGTTTAGGGACACGTCCTTCATGAAGGAGTACTGGCCTGATTCTACGGTAACGGGAACACCCAAATACTATTCTGTATGGAACCAGAACACGTTCTATATTGCGCCGACACCCGACGCTAATTACGAAGTTCAGTTAGGATACATATATAAGCCGCAACAGTTGTCGTCTACAAATACGACAACGTGGGTGAGCACTGACGCCCCCGAAGCGCTTTTATATGCGTGCCTTATTCAGGCATACAGTTACACCAAAGGTCCGCTCGAAATGCTGAAATATTTTGAAGACAGCTATAAGCAGGCAATACAAGGTCTCGGCATCGAGCAGCAAGGTCGCCGCCGTCGTGACGAGTTTAGAGATGGCATGATCAGGTTGCCTATCAAATCGGAATCACCCGGCCCGTAATTTTTTAAGAGGAAAGAAAAATGGCTATTACACAAGCTATGGCAACATCATTCAAAGTTCAAATCCTTGGTGGAGACTTTGATTTCAGCAGCGGTACAGCACAGACGTTCAAGATTGCTTTGTTTACTTCAGCAGCTACGTTGGATGCGACTACTACTGCGTATTCTGCGACTAATGAAGCTTCTGGTACAGGGTACGTAGCAGGTGGTAACACTCTGACTATTTCTGCAAACCCCGCGTCTAGTGGCACCACAGCGTTTTTGGACTTTGCGGATACTACATGGTCTACAGCGACTATTACAGCTCGTGGCGCTTTGATCTACTTGGCTAACGGCGGCACTAACCCCGCTGTTGCAGTTCTGGACTTCGGTTCGGATAAGACCTCTACTGCGGGCGACTTTACTATTGTCTTCCCTGCTGCTGACGCTAGCAACGCTATTATCCGTATTGCTTAATAGGGGCGCTAAATGGCCTCTTCGACGGATTACATAGGGTGGGGATCAGGTCCTTGGGGCCGAGATAACTGGGGTTCTAGCACCACTACTATTTATGTAGACGGTGTTTCTGGAACTTCGGCGCTCGGCAGTGAGGCTGTGTCCGCAGGTGCTATTGTATCTGTTACGGGTGTTGCGGCTACGGGGGCTGTAGGTTCTGTAGCTATTGCGATAGGGCAGACTGTCCAAGTTACGGGCCTTACAGCTACTGGAGCGTTAGGAACTTCTACGGTTGAAGCAGATGCTAACGTAAGCGTAACCGGTGTTGAAGCTACTTCTGTATTAGGCAACATTGCAGTTGAAGCAGACGGTGCGGTAAATGCACTAGGCAACGCGGCCACCGGCGAAATTGGTTCTGTAATAGTCAGTATTGGTAGAATCGTAGATGTTACCGGTGTTGAAGCAACCGGGGTTGTAGGTACTGTCGATGTCGAAGAGAGTGTTTTATTTGCGGTTTCTGGTGTTGAAGCTACCACTGCCCTTGGCGAAGAAAGTGTTATAGCTAAGGCAACGGCTAGCCCTAACGGTGTTGAAGGTACGGCTCAAGTAGGTACGGTAGCCTTAATAACTAACAACACGATCAACGTGACCGGCCTTCAAGGAACTACAGCTCTAGGCACAGCAACGGCACAGGCTAATGCAGACGTAAGTGTTACTGGCGTACAGGGTACTACAGCCCTAGGCGAAACAACAGAAACAGGCACGGCTACGGTATACGCCATTGGCGTACAGGGCACGGGTGACGTAGGAAATGTACTGGTTTGGAGTAGAATAGTGCCAGATCCGGGAACTACTTGGACACGAATTGCGGCATAGGAGAAGACATGAAGACAGTAAACGAAGCGGTAGACTTAGGTGATACAATAGACCCTAAGCATGAAGTAGAAATCGTGTGTGGTAATTGCGGTTACGATTTGGACGAAACGGAACTAACAGCGGATACTTGTTCAGATTGCGGGGAAGCCCTAAACTTACGGCAGCACACAAAAATTTATGCGACAAGCATCCCTGCTGCCGGTGGCAGTACACTAGTATAAGTACTGGAGAAACCTAATGGCTACTTATGTAAATAACTTACGGCTCAAAGAAATCGCCACGGGCGATGAAAGTGGCACTTGGGGCACCAGTACCAACACTAACCTTGAGCTGATTACCGACGGTTTTAGCTATGGCACGAAGCAGATGGCGGCTGACGCCAACGAAACCTTCACGATGCCGGACGCTACAGCAGACGCGACTCGCGGGTTTTACCTAAAGATTACTTCGGCGGGTGCTCTTACGGCTACTCGTGAGGTAACACTCGGTCCGAACACTGTATCTAAGGTGTGGATGATCGAGAACGCTACTTCAGGCAGCCAGATTATTACGATCAAGCAAGGCTCGGGCGCTACGGTTAACGTCGCTAATGGCTCTAAAGTCATGGTCGTCACAGACGGTGCGGGTGCAGGCGCTGCGGTCCTTAATGCCAATCCAACAGAAGTGGGCGGTACGGTAACAAGTGTAGCTGTTTCTGGCGGCACCACAGGTCTTACTACTTCAGGCGGCCCTGTAACTACTTCTGGTACAATTACTCTTGCGGGTACTCTCGCTGTCGCTAACGGCGGTACGGGTGTAACTTCATCTACAGGTACTGGCTCGGTTGTTCTGTCTACTAACCCAACTTTTGCGGGTCTTACGACTACTGCGGATATGAGTTTTGGGGATAACGACAAGGCCATCTTTGGTGCTAGTAATGACCTACAGCTTTATCATGATGGTAGTAATAGTTACATTGACGACGCCGGTGCAGGTTCGCTACTTATTCGTGGCACAAACTTGCAGCTACGCAGCTACACCACTAATGAAAACTTCCTTACAGGCACTGAAAATGGTGCAGTTAGCTTATACTATGACGGCACAATCAAAGCAGCCACAATTTCCACCGGCCTAGACGTAACAGGCACAGTGCGATCCGACAGCCTCTCCGATGGCGGTGGTGTAGGTAAGATCAACTACGATTCTAGCTCGTTCTTCTCTGGCGCTTTCTCTGACGAAGTAACTGCTTTAGGTAATACTGGAACAGCGGTAACGATTGACTGTGACGATGGTAACGTATTTACTGCGACCCTAACTGGTAATGCCACTATTACTTTGGCTACACCTAACAGCACCGCTAATAGAGCAACTTCGTTTACATTGGTTCTTACTAACGACGCTACGGCAAGTCGAACAGTTGCTTTTGCGGGGGGAACCTTTAAGTATCCGGGCGGTTCAGTTAGCCGCACTACCGATGCTAATGCTACAGACATTTGGTTCTTCTTTTCTCCAGACAACGGAACAAATTGGTATGTAAGCATACCCATGAAAAACTTATCATCTTAATTTAAGACAGCCTAGGAGGCTACTAAAATGGCACTAACAGCAGAACAACAAGCAGAAGTAGATTTACAAGAAGCTATGCGCTCAGGCGACAGAGAGCAAGAAGCAAAGCGAGTTAAGCTTGAAGCTCTTCGTATGGCTAAAGAGATTGTGGTAGAAAACCGTCGCACGCAAAGCGCGGCTGAAGCTACTGATATAACCGCCGAGTCGATACAAGCTATTGCAGACAGCCTAACCACTTACGTTAACTCGTAGTATGGAAGCTTACGCTTACTTTTCTTCCCCCATATACCGCGAAGAGCGCCCAGAGTGGGTAGAAGAAACGCTAAAGCATACGCAGAAATACTACGACGAAACGCAGTCGGGAGTGGTTAAACATACTAGACCTATGGCAAATGACTCTGACCTTGAGTACTTAGCGTCTTACTTTCGGGATAAGGGTGTTAGTATTTTAAAGGATCAGGGGTATTTAACAGACGAGTACGAGTTTTACGTTTCTGAGATGTGGGGTCAGGAGTTTGCTTGCACGGGCAGTAACATTATGCATGTTCATGGGGATAGCCAAATATCTGGTTTTTACTTTATGGAAGTCCCAGAAGACGGTTCCTACCCTATATTTGACGACCCGAGACCGGGCAAACGCATGGCAGACCTGTGGACATCGCCTAGCGACGAAGTAACAATGGCAACACCGCAGGTACACTTTAACAACGTGCAGGCGGGTACAATGATGTTATTTAACTCGTGGCTACCGCACATGATTACACCAAACCAATCTAATAACCCGACAAAATTTGTGCATTTTATTTTGTCGCAAAGAAAAAGGTTTATTTAATGCAGCATTTGCTGACGCCGTATTCAAGGGCAATAAAGCCGTTTGCTTGGTGGGAAGGTGCGTTTACCGAAGAACAGCTAGATTGGTTACAGCAAAAAGCTAAAGAAGCCACAAAAGAGGCCGCAGTTGGCGGGGGCGGTAGTGGAGAAGTTAACGACCAAATAAGAAGTTCTGAGATTAACTGGCTACATAAAGATATAGAATGTGAGTGGATATTTGGAAAGTTAAGTCACATTGTTTCTAGTTTAAATGCAGATTATTTTGGGTTTGATCTGACTGGGTTTGGAGACGCTTTGCAACTTACAAACTACCACGAAGCTAGACAAGGACACTATAAATGGCACCAAGATTTTGGTTCGTCTGGGGTTTCGAGAAAGCTTTCTTTGGTTTTACAGCTATCCGATCCTAATGATTACGAAGGTGGAGAACTCCAACTACTAACTACAGGACAGCCCACTTCGATTCATAAAAAAAGAGGGCTTATCACAGTGTTTCCTGCTTGGACATTGCATCAGGTGACTCCCGTAATTAAGGGAACAAGGCAAACACTAGTTACGTGGATTTCGGGACCTGCTTTTAAATGAACTCAGAATATAAAGATTTTATTGGTGTATTTTCTGAAGTTTACCCTGACGGGTTTTGCGAGCATTTAATAGCTGAGTTTGAGCGCAATCAAAATTTAGGGGTGGGAGTTAATAGACAAAAAGGCGAAGGCGCGGTTAAACACGTCAAGAACGACTATCAAATTTGTTCTAACGGGAAAAATGTAAACTTTGATGGGTTTAACGGACAGCCCACTATAGATATGTTTTTTAACGGCCTTCAGGAATGTTTTAAAGAATATACAAACGAGTTCTCGTGCCTACAAAACATAGACATAAGGTGCAACAACATGAAAATGCAAAAGACCTCTACCGGAGGCGGCTATCATGTTTGGCATGGTGAACAAGGTAACGGAGAGCAAGCAAATAGGGGTTTAGTTTATATGCTTTATCTTAGTACACTACCTCCAGAAGCTAACGGCGAGACAGAGTTTTTATATCAACAGAGACGAATAAATCCTGTTGGAAATACTATGGTATTGTGGCCCGCCGCGTTCACCCACGCACATAGGGGTAACCCCGTTTACGGCGACCACACTAAATATATTGTTACAGGGTGGTTTTACCACGAGTGAGTAGATTATGCCTATAGGTACTAGTAAAGCAGGCTTGTTAGGTGCGGGCGTAGTCCCCGGCGGCAGCCAAGTATTCAACTCTTCGGGAACTTTTGTTGTCCCTGCGGGGGTTACTTTAGTTAGTGCTTCGGGTTTGGGCACCGCAGGTAATTCCGGAAACGCAGGTAGTGCGGGCGGCTTAGGCGCAGGGGGTTCTGGAGGTGCGGGAGGTAACGCAGGAAACTCCGGCCTACCAAGTTCGTATCGAGCATCTGCTTCGTCTAATCCGGGCGGATCAGGAGGTTCCGGAGGGGGAAGTGGACCTTCCGGTAATCCGGGTAATGCCGGTACAGCTTCGTCTGCGTTTTGTTTGAATTTCCCCGGAGGAACTGCGGGAACTGGCGGAAACGGTGGGGCAGCCGGAGCCAGTGGTAATTCCGGAACTGCGGGAACTCCAGACAACAGCGCCATTGCCGTCCCGTGTAACTTCCCTACTCCGACTCTACAAACCATTTCAAGCGGTGGCGGTGGCGGCACTACGGGTGGCGGCGGTGGCGCGAGTGCAAGAGCGCGCACCATCCCGTGTCCTTGTACGAACATTAGGTCAATATATATATTAGGCGGTGGTGGCGGCGGTGGGTCCGGAGACACAAACAGCGGCAGTACCGCTTCAAGCGGTTTTGCTGCGGGACTATTTCAACAAACAGCGCCGGGAGGCACCGCAGGTGGTGGAAGGGGTGCCAGACCAAGCTATAGCTACGGGCAAACGCCCGGTGGAGGTAGTACTGGTTTAAGCAGGGCGGGAATACCCGGCGACGCAGGTGCAAGCGCCTCATCTCCGGGAGCGGGCGGTGGCGGTGGCGGTGGGGGGTCGATGATTTACGGCCTTCAGTCTACTAATGTTCAAGCTACTGCGGGAAGCGGTGCCGGTGGTGGGGGCCGTGGGAGTGCAGGTAATCCGGGTAATCCCGGCAATGCCGGGGCCCCTTCAAACCCTACAGTTCACAATTGCGTTAGCGTAGTTTCAGGAGCTTCGTACCCAGTAACGGCTAACGCCCCCGTAACTATTTCATGGGACCCACAATAAGTATGAACCAAGAAGACCTTGATAGTGCGATGAAAGAGCATCATTTAAAGCAACAAATACGCTCTTTAGAGGCTAATAAAAATAGAGCGCAGTCCGTCAGTATTGGTATGTCGGGTTCTGGCACGACAGAAATAACTATGCGGGGAGAAGACGGCACGTTTTTGTGGAATATATATCAACCCGTTCAAGTAACAGAATTTATACATCAACTAGCCGCTAGTATAGGTTGCCACATACACATTCAACCTAGAAAAGATTTTGGTAGTTGGAGAGAATGGAACGAACCTACGGAGCAAGAGCAGTTACACTTAAATGGTTTTCCTCCTTTTGCCCAACAAAGCGTAGGACATGAAAAAATAGGTTTGATACCCCAAAATGCTCCGCAAACTAAGGAGAAAGAGAATGTGGCAACTAAAAAGGCTGTCAACAAACGAAGCACTAAGCGAAGCAGGACCGCTTCCAAATAACTGGGGTCCTATATTTGGCTTGCATGGGTTCCAAGAAAAACTTGGTGACTTGTCGTGGCTAGGTCCTTCCTATGCGGATAAGGGGTGGGTAGAGCTAACTCAAGAAGAGCAGGAAGCCCTAGAGACTGCCGCCGTCACAGCCAAAGTCCAATCATTGAAGACTGAGACGGAAGAAAGGCTAACAACCCCAGACCTTACGGTAGAGCTTAAAATAGCTTTGAATGAATATCTATTAGCCCTTGATAGTGTTTGTTTGTGCCCAGACTTTAACTGCGACCCAAAGTTTCCGGTGAAGCCTTAGTTTATGGAGATTAGTGGATATAGAGTTAAGAATCTATCTTACATAACCATAGACAACTTTTTTACTGCCGAAGAATTAAAAACAGTTACCCAAGAAATAAAAGACCTAAAAAGATTTAGTCTCTCTGCCGAAAAAACTGGCACGGCAATAAACGAAGTCAACAATTTAAAGAAAACAGGCACGGGATTATTTTTAGACGGCCTTTACTCCGAAAACCGAGACGCGTCGGACATACTTAAAGCAAACAGGAAATTGTTTGCCCCAGAGATACAAGACTACGCGACTGAATTTGATATTATTTTTGAGTATATGAGGGAGTCCAACCAAGACACTACCCTACTAAATTACTACGCCGAAGGGCAAAGCTACGCCCCTCATAAAGACCAAGCAAGGATATCATCGGTTTTATTTTTACGAGCCGGAGAGTTTACAGGAGGAGAGTTTTCTTTCCCTGAACAGGGAGTAACTATTGAGGCCGTGCATAATCGAGCGGTTGTCTTCCCCGGATGTGCGACTCATGCCGCCATGCCTTTATACGGGGCCGGAACAAGAGTTTCAATAGCCCAGTTTATAGATTATGTTGGAAAGTAAATGCCGCTTAAATACCGCATAAGGTTTAACAAAGCTCGTGGACAATCGGGCAGGGGTACGGAAGAGCACGTCTGGCGTGTGCTACAAGACGATACAGAGTGGTTAGCTAGACATGTTATCATTGAAGTGCCTTCTCGAAGCGAGCAGGAAGGGCCAGATTGGAATATGGTGTGCGAAGGCACTATGCTATTTTTTGAAGACACCGATACTGTAGTAATACAGTGACTTAAAAGTAGAGTAGAATTAAATGATTGAAATCGGACTAGCACTAGGGGCGGCTAAGAAAGCCTTTGACCTCATACAGTCTGCAATCGACACAGGTAAGCAGGCCAATGAAATTCTGGGACAAGTTGGCGATTTTTACGACGCCAAAGAGAAAGTCCAAGAAGCGAAAGAAGAGCACAGGCGAAAGCCAAACGGGGCCTACGGCGAACAGTCCGTAGAGTCCTACGCTCTGAGAATAGTCGAGGCTGAGATAGCTTGCGACAGATATGAAGCGCAGATTAAAAAGATGTTCATGGCCCAAGGCAAGACGCCTATGTATCAAAAAATGATGCAAATTAGAACGCAAGAGCGTGACCGTAGGGCTGCGGCTCAGCGTGAGCTTCTGAAAATACAACGTGAGAAGCTACAGCGACAACGTGAGCTGAAGAACGTCATTATTGCCTTGTTTGCACTGGCAATGTGTGCAGGCTCTGCTATTTATATAGCTGCTGTAGCGGTAGGGTAGTAGTATGGAATATCAAGTAATGTTTAACGTAGCTATCGCCTTGGCGGGTTTTATTGGCGGTTGGTTAGTCAACCGTGTATTTGCTTTGTTAGACCGCATTGACGCCGAAATGAAAGCTATACCGATGCAGTACGTGGCAAAGGACGACTACCGCGAAGACATCCGCGAGATCAAAGAGATGCTTGGGGCTATATTCAAGCGACTAGAGAACAAGGCAGACAAATGAAACTCGATCCGGTAATGCTGAAAATGGCCTGCTCATGGTCAATGAAGGCGTACAACGAAAAAAATAAAGACGTGATCAAGATAGAGTCCAAGCTGACCTCTACCACTGCCTACTTCGTCCGAAGAAAAACCATCGACATTATTGTATTCCGTGGCACGCAGCAGGTGGGCGACTGGGCTTTTAACCTAATGGCGGTCCCTGTCCCGTATGCAGGCAGGCTGTGTCATGGCGGGTTTGTCACGGCCCATGCTTCTGTTTGGGGCCAAATCAAAAAGCTAATAGATCCCGAGAAGCGCACTCTAATTTGCGGCCATAGCCTCGGTGGGGCGCTTGCTGAGCTGACAGCCGCCAAGCTAAACGGCAAGCACGATAACCTGCACCTTATAACTTTTGGCAAGCCTAATACGTTCTTCAAAGGTTTTAAAAAGCCGATGGCCCTAGACAACCAAATATCCTGTGTTAACGGCAGTGACAGCGTAGCTCGTATACCTCGGTTGTGCTACGGCCCGAGCAAATCACAAGAGATGCTGTACTTTTCTAATGCAGGTGTAGACTACATAAATCCTAGTAAGTACCTACGCAAAAAAGATAGGGGTGTTAAGGATCGTGTGTCAGATCATTTTATGGACGGTTACAAAGAACGACTAACCCAATTCCTAGAGGATCAGAAAAATGGCAAAACTGGCGTTGATATTTAGCATTGCACTACTTATGGTTTCCTGCACCACCGTTGAGCAAGTACGTGAAAACAAAGAGCTGTATTGTTCGGGCATATACAAAGGCATGCGAGCCGTAGGCCGAGGTGCTCTGTCTGCCACTACTGGCGTGGTCGTACCTGATGTGTGCGACACTATTGACGAAATCGTATCCGAAGAAAACGCAGAAGCATGATTAAAATAGGCGCTCTACTCAAGGCGCTTGCACCTACCGTGGCTCAAGCTGCGGGTGGCCCGATGGCCAGTATGGCGGTTAAAATGGTCGCTAGTAAGCTAGGTAGCCCCGATGCAAGCGTTGACAAAATCGAAGAGATACTGCAAAGCCAACCCGAAAAAGCTGTACTAGTAAAACAGGCGGACAGGGAGTTTGGCGACCGTATCCGAGAGATGGAAATTGACCTTGAGTCGTTTAAGGCCGAAGTCGATGACCGCAAGGACGCAAGAGCAAAGTTCTCTGACGACCCCACCCCTAAGGTGTTTGCTGTCATTAGCCTAATAGGTTTCCTAGCCTACATCTTTATGGTTACCATACAGCCTCCCGACGCAAACGACGACGGGGTAGTTAATCTGGTGTTAGGGTACTTAGGCGGACTTGTCTCAGGTATATCTGCTTATTTCTTTGGTGGCAGTAATGGAAAGAAGTGAGATGGAAAAACTACTAGAGATGCTCAAGCGCCACGAGGGCGTAAGGTCCCACGTTTACTTGTGCTCTGCCGGTTACGAAACCATCGGGGTAGGGAGAAATATTTCAAAGTCTGGGATTGGTTTGTCCGACGATGAAGTCGATTACCTACTGGAGAACGACATAACGCGAGTTATTAAAGAGCTTTCTTCTGAATATCCGTGGTTTAACGATCTTGATGATGTCAGAAAAGATGCTATGATTGACATCAGCTTTAACCTTGGCGCCACGCGCTTTCGCGGCTTTAAAAACGCGCTATCGGCTATGGAATCAGCCGACTATACCCTCGCAGCAAAAGAATTCCTTGATTCAAAATGGAGTCGGGACGTAAAGGGTCGCAGCCACGAACTCGCATCTATGATCGAGACGGGCAAATACTTGTAACGAGATTGGTAACCGTATGGCTTATTTCCGATTGGCATTAAAGCCCGGCATCGACAAGCAGAACACCGAATACGGTGCGGAAGGCGGGTGGACGAATTGTGATAACGTGCGCTTTCGTTTTGGCTTGCCAGAAAAGATAGGTGGATGGACCTATTTCAATGGAGCTGCTGCTTATCTTGTCGGCGATGCGACCGAGGCTTTTTCGTGGAACAACCTAGCCGGAAGCCCCTATTTAGCTGTCGGCACGGACCGTAAAGTCTACGTTTCAAATGGTGGAATCTGGTCAGACATAACGCCTTTGAGAGCCACGACTACAGCAGGCGACGTTACGTTTGCAGCCTCTTCAGGCTCCCCGACACTCACCGTAACCGACGCCGCTCATGGCGCGGTCGAGGGTGATTTTGTCACGTTTAGCGGAGCAGCCAGTTTAGGAGGCGTAATCACTGCCGACATCCTGAATTCTGAGTATCAAATAACCGAAGTCACTAACTCCTCTACCTACACTATCACGGCCCCTGTCAATGCAAACGGTTCTGATACAGGAAACGGCGGGGCTTCGGTGGTGGGCGCATATCAAATCAACACAGGCTCTGATGTCAGCCTGTTTGATTTTGGGTTTGGCAGTGGAACGTGGGGCGCAGAAACTTGGGGCACAGAAAGAACGTCTAGTACAGAGGTCTCTTTGTTCTCTCGAAGTTGGAAGTTTGACAATTTTGGACAGGTTCTTATCTTGCAGCTTGTGGACGGTCAGATATTTAATTGGAATCCTGCTTCAGGCATAGACACGCGAGCTACTGCAATTAGCGGAGCGCCAAGCGCCAGTACTTTTGCCTTAATCTCTAGCCCAGACAGGCATCTGGTGTGCTTAGGCACAGAGACCACGGTTGGTGATTCAACCACACAAGACCCCTTGTTTGTTCGGTTCTCTGACCAAGAAAACATTAACGAATTTGCGGAATCGGTCACTAACACGGCAGGCGGGCAACGCCTCTCGGACGGCAACAGAATCATGACCGCCGTGCGCTCACGCGGCCAGATACTTATTTTAACCGACACCTCCTTGCACGGCATGCAGTACATCGGCCCTCCTTACACCTTTGGCTTTCAACAGCTTGCAAGCAACTGCGGGGCCTTGGGGCCACACTGTGCTTTGGACGTGAATGGCCTAGCTATGTGGATGGGACCTGAGGCCTTCTATGTGTTTGACGGCACGGTAAAGAAGATACCCTGCACCGTGCAGGACTACGTCTTTAAGGACTTAAACCTTGTCCAAGGCCGAAAGGTCTTTGCAGGTTTAAACACGGACTATAACGAGATTACGTGGTTCTATTGCAGTTTTACATCTGACTCTATAGATCGCAGCGTGACATACAATTACCTTGAAAACGTCTGGTCTATAGGCAGTTTAGCCCGCACCGCTTGGCAGGATGTAGGCACCTTTAACCTACCTGTTGCGACAGAGCAGCTAGTCGACAGCACCGCGACATCGCCAAGCACTATATACGGCCTTACTGCAGGCCGCACAGTAGTCTATAACCAAGAATCAGGCGTCAATCAGGCCGACGGGACGGGCATAACCGCCTCTCTTGAGTCTGGTTATTTTGACATGGGCGAAGGCGATAACATGCTGCTTATGCGGAAGTTTATCCCTGACTTTAAAGATCAGCAGGGAAACCTCACGGTCAACCTTTTGCTTCGTCCCTACCCTCAGGCCTCGGCAAGCCCAAGCTCTTTGGACCCGTATGTCATAGCGCCGGGCACGGAAAAGGTGGACACTCGGGCGCGAGGCAGGCAGATAGCAATTAAGATAGACAGCTCCGGCGTCGATACCAACTGGCGTTACGGGACCCTGCGCGTTGACATACAACCGGATGGCCTGCGATGAGCAAGATACAGAACGTCCGACTGCCTAACGCAGCGTTGGGTGACTACAATCCGCAGCAGTTTGACCAGTTGGTTAGATCGCTCGAGCAGATCATTTTGCAGTTAAACAGCAGCTACACGCCGATTACTACTCAGCAGAAGAGTAATGCCCGCGCGTGGTTTGAGGGCACTTAGCCGTGGCAGATAAATATTTTCATCAGCGACTTATCCCTGCGGCGGCGACCGAGACAACGATTTACACGGTCCCTGCTGCAAATACGGCGATTATTAAGTCCCTGCGGGTTACCAATGCCTCTGGCAACCAGTCGGATATTACGGTATCTCAGTACGAGACATCAGGCGGTGCAGTAGGCTATTTGTACCATGCTCAAGCATTAGCGCACAGTGCAAGCGTTGACGTTTTTGCAGGTGTTCCGTGTATTTTAGAAGAAAGTAACGTCTTAAAGGTTACTTCGACACGCGCCGACGTGACTTTTTACCTGTCTTATCTTGAAGTGGACAGGGACTGATAATTGCTTGATAATCAGCAGTAATTTCGCGTCTTTGGCGCGCGACCCTGTGTGGTCCTACTTAAAAAATTAAGGAAAAGATCATGGCAGAAGCGATGCCCCTACCCGCTCAAATGGGTGATATGAGCGCCGAAATGGCCGCCGTCAACGAGATGCGCGGACAGGTTTCCCCGACTGAAGTTAACTCAGAAATGCTGATGGCGGCTGAACAAGCTGATCCTATTGCCGTTTCCGAGTTTAGGCGTGAACTAGAGGAGATGGAGATACCGCCAGAGGTAATCTCTCTTCTTGATGCAATGGTCGATGAGGTGCTTGCTGACCCCGCCAACTACGCGGCTATTCGTCAGCGTTACATGGCCCAAGGTGTAGACGAGGAGCTTCTGCCAGAGGCGTTTGACGCTCAGTTATTTGGTGCTCTGCAGGTTGCGCTTGATCAAATGCGACCCTCTGAGACAATGACTCCCCCACAGAATTTTGCCAAAGGCGGTGTCGCAAGCCTCCGTCCAATGGCTCAGGCTATGGCTGACGCCGGTCGCAACGGCGACACAATGGTCGCCCACATCAGCCCTGTTGAGGCTCGAATCCTAAAGCGTATCGGCGGTAGCGGCACTACTAACCCCACCACCGGCATGCCTGAATTCTTCCTGAAGAAGCTGTTCAAGAAGATCGGCAAGACGGTCAAGAAGTTTGCTAACACTACTATTGGCAAGATCGTCATAGGCACCGCGCTCTTTATGACCGTCGGAGCAGGGGCAGCCTCGATGTTTGGTAGCACAGCCGCCCCTGCTTTGGCTGCCGCCACTAAAGGCTTTGTTGCCGGTGCAGGCACGTCTTTGCTTGGTGGCAGAAACCTTAAGGACTCCCTGAAGGCAGGCGCTATCGGCGCGGTAACTGCCGGTGCAGTAAGTGGCGTGACCCAAGGAGCAAGCGCATTTAAGCCTACTACGCCTACTTTGGGTGCTCCGGTGAGAGAATCCATAGCCGCTGTAGATAACACAGCGGCACTTCCTGACTTAAGCGCTACAGCGGCAGAGACGGTGGCAACTGGCGTACCGATGCCCATGGACCCCTTTGCCGCCAGTCCCACAGGAATGCCTGTTGCAGTTCAAGGCGGAGTGGCCTCTTTACCTCAAAACGCAGGGGTTACAGCAGACATGTACACTAACGCTGTCAGCGGTTCACCTGCGGTTACAGCAGACATGTACACTAACGCTGTCAGCGGTTCACCTGCGGTAAGTGCTCAAACTGCAGCCCTGACCCCACCGCCCACATTTGGACAAAATGTCAAAGACATATTCCTAAAGGACACACTGCCCGACAGTAGTCGCTTTGATAGCTTTAAAAATGCATTCTCGCCCACTGCGCGTAAAGCGGCAAGCGCAGACAACGCACTTTTAAAGACAATGAAACAATTTCCTGAGATGAGCAAAGAAGCAATACTCACTGCTGACTCTACGTCGGCCGTAGGAAGATATTTGGCGGCCAATACCCCGGGCATAATATCTGACCTTGCCCCTGCCGCTATAGGTGCAATGGGCATCGCCGGATTATCCGGAGCGTTTAGCCCTGAGCAGCCACAACTTCCGCCCGGCTATGAGGGCTTTATGGATGCACCCGGCCAACGACTGCTCGAGCAGTACCCCGAGCGTTACGGCCTAAGCTTTGGTGGCGTGAATACCATGTCGCAAACTGCGCCATACCAAACGTATCGCCCCTACGGCGCCGCGACAGGAGGCAGCACGTCTGACTTCCCACGCAAGAACGGCGCAATTAACGGGCCGGGCACTGGCACATCCGACGACATCCCCGCAATGCTCAGCGACGGCGAGTTTGTATTCACCGCCAAAGCAGTGAGAAACATGGGCAACGGATCACGGCGCAAGGGAGCCAAGAAAATGTATGCACTTATGAAGAATCTAGAGGGCCGCGCCAATGGTTGATATGACTTACAGCACACAGTATGTGCGAGAGGCCCCAGAAGTTGAGGCCTACAAGCTAGGGCTGCTCCAAGAGGCTCAGAATCTCTACAACCAACCGATGAATATTCCTGCCGTCGAGGCTGCAGCGCTTTCAGGCACTGAGCAGCAAGGTATTGACTTTGCCAAGCAAGGCGTAGGGGCGTTTGAGCCGTTTATTCAAGCAGGTGCTCAGGGCGTCACTCAGGGCATGGACCTTACGCAGCGCGGGGCGTTAGCAGCAGGCGCAGTGGACACAACAGCTCAGTACCAAGCCGCTCAGGACATGATGGGTCGCGCGGTCCCTGTTATCGGCCAAGGTATCGGCGGTATCTTAGGATCTGCTCAGGCATATGACCCTACTCGCCAAAGAAAACAATTCAGTAGTTTACAAGAACAGCAGGCTGATCCTACGGTTCAACGGTTAAATAGTATTACTCAACAATTGAGCGGGATGGACCCTAATTCCCCCGAAGCTCAGGCGTTACGGGGCCAATATAAAGTAGAAGAGCAGTCGCTATATACTAGCCCTGTAACTCAATACATGAACCCGTACCAAGAGCAGGTGACACAAAACGCTCTTGGTGAGATGCGCCGTCAGGCTGATATTGCTCAAACGGGCCAAGCCGCTCAAGCAGTTGGTTCCGGTGCTTTTGGCGGTACTCGAGAGGGTGTTCAGCGTGCTGAAACTGAGCGCGGTATTCAGGACCTAATGCAACAGCGAATCATGCAGGACTACGCGAACAACTACCAACAGGCTCAAGCCGCTGCTATGGGCAACTTTGAGCAGCAACAACAGCGCCAGTTAGCCGGTGGTCAGGCGTTAGGTCAAGCCGGAATGCAGTTTGGCAATCTCGGTCAGGGCATCGGCGGGTTGACTGCACAGCAAGCAGGCGTTGACATTAGCAAAGCCGGAGCACTTGGCAGCCTTGGTGGTCAGATGGGATCGCTTGGCACTCAGTATGGCGCACTCGGACAGGCTACGCAGCAGCTCGGCGCTGCCGACACAGGCTTGTTGATGGGTCTTGGTGGCCTAGAACGTCAAAATGAGCAGGCTCAGATTGATGCGATTCGTTCGACTCAGATGCAGGAGTCGATGGCTCCTTACCAACAGCTTGGTTTTGTTTCAGACATTTACCGTGGCGCTCCTACCACGTCAATGGCACTTACCTCGCAGACAGCACCTAGTGCAAGCCCGCTACAAACAGCGGTAGGCTTGGGAGTTGGAGCGTTGACCACGGCCGCAGGCGCACAGAAAGCAGGGTTATTCTAATGAAAGATAAACTTAAGATGGTTGATGACGACCAAGTCGAGAATGTCGGGATTATGTCCGGCTTTATGGACGAGATCGACGAGCTGATGGGTGAAATCTCTGACGACGATAGGGAAGAGGGCGACGAGGCGGACATGGCGCGGATGATGGAGCGCACACCTAACTCACCTGAAATCCTCATGAATAACCTACGTGGTGACATGCGTTCGATTGACGCACGCCGTGAGGAGCTTGCCGATCTGGTTGGATTCCGTGAAGCAGAAGAGACGCCTGAGGGTGTCCTTGCGTTGTTACAGCCGATTCTAGCGCAGCAGGCCGCGCCTGCTATGCCTATGCCTGCGCCTCAGGGAATGCCACAGGGCATGCCTCCTGAAATGGCCGGAATGGCTCCACCCCCTATGCCCGCCGGTCCTGCACCTGCGATGGGTGGTATTGGTGGATTGCCAATGGACCAAGGACCTGCGCCTATGGCGATGGCTAACGGAGGCATGGTCCAGTATTTTCAAGACGGTAGCGGCGAGGAGGGCGTTACCCCAAATAGTGGCGCATACCCTCCTGAAGTCGTGGCCTCGGCCATAGCACGCTATCAAGCGATAATGAATCAGCAGCCTGAAGCCGTGCCTACCCTGCAGGCAGGTATGGATGCAAGCTTGCCAATGTATCAAGAGCTTCTGGGTAGTGATCCGAAGGATACGCAGGCTCAGATGTTGTTTGACATTGGTCAGGCGGCGCTCGGCTACGCGGGTAACGTAGGCCCTGACGGCCAACCACTTCGTGGCTCTGCTGCGGCAAGACTGGCAGGCGCTACACGAGAACTACCCGGCCGTATCGGTCAGCGTGCAGCAGGCATGTCCAAAGAGGCGCAGGCGCTTAAGATGGCCGCACTGCAGGCAGCCGAAGGACAAAGGACCGCTGCTCAAGAACGAAACTTGGCCCTTAGTGAGCGTCAGGGTGAAATCTATAAGGATGTGGTCACACAAGAACCTGCAGCAAGAATGTTGACGCCGCAAGAAGTCACCGTAATGGGCTTGGACTCTGAGGCGGGCGCGTGGGGCATAGACGGGAAAGGTAAGCCTTTCTTGGCCGGAGGTCGGACGCCTGCGTCGTTGGTGGATATGGGTGAAAACACGCTCGAGAAGGTCGGCGTTGCCGCACTGGCGGAAGGCCTGACCAACCAGTACAACGCGGCACTAAACGCTACAGGAAACATCCGCAAGATCGATGAGACTATTAACTTGATTGAAAATAGCGATGTGGATACAGGCTTTGGTGCAGAGTTCCGTCAGAATTTACGCAAAGCACAAAGTCTGTATTCTGACGACCCTGAGCTACTAAAAACACTGACCGATACGGAGCTACTCAACGCTGCTTTAGGACAGAATGTGTTTGGGGCGATTAACTCGCTTGGTATAGGTGCTAGAGGTCTAGATACTCCCGCAGAAAGAGAGTTCTTGCGCGAGGTTCTTGCCGGAAGAATCACTTTGACCAAGGATACGCTACTAGAAATGGCACGCATACGTCGCAGGGCGGAAGAGAACAACATCATGCGTTGGAATGACACGCTGCAATCTGGTCGAGCGGATTCGTTGATTGATGTTTCTCGCGGCATGATTCCAAAGACTCCTATGACTATCCCTGTTGACCCCATAACAGGGGAAAGGGACACAGGCACTGGTGTTAGTTCTCGTGTTAACGCATTATTAGGTAGGTAACCGATGGAAGAAGAAAACAACACAGGTTCTTCAACACCAAAGCCCGTCACCTCTAACGATCTTGGGCAGTGGCTACTTGATAACGCTGAACAAAAAGGCAGCGAAGACTTCAACTTAATGGTTTCGGAGTACGACCGCCTTGTGGCGGCGGAAAACGCAAATGAGGCCCCTGCCCCGTTGCCGACCGCCCCTCAGCAAGAAGAGATGGGGTTCTTGGAAGGTATTGGCGAGGCCTTTACTGGCGAACGACGGGCCACGGACCTGACACGCACGCTGCCTTCTTACAATAAAATGCCTGAGTTTGATAAGTTTCTGTCTATGCCGGTCTTTAAGACAGCAATAGGCACTATGATGGGTGCCCCTGAGGAAATGGCTCAGGTCATCAAGGAGCAGTTTCCTGAGGTACGGGTTCGTTTTGACGAGAAGGGCAACCCTATTCTTAAGTCTGGCATCGACGATCAAGAGTATGTGATCGAGCCGGGCATGGAGATGTCGGACATCCCGCGCGGTGCAGCGTCTGCCGCTATCTTTGCAGGGACAAAAGGGCGAGGCCTTGTGGGAACTATGGCCCAAGGCGCAGCTACTCAAGGTTTGTACGAAGCCGCGCAAAAAAGCCTTGGTGGTCAGTTTGGCGTTCTTGAAACAGCGACCGCAGGCTTAGTCCCTGCCGCCTTTTATACTTTAGGGTCGTCTTTTAGAGCATTAAAGCCTTATTTCCAAGGCGCTTTCCCGCGTTTGTTTGATACGGCGAAAACTCCTGCATCTAAGATTGTAAATCCGAACCTGACTGGCGAAGAAACTGCCGAGTTAGCGCGTAAAGCGGCAGACGGTGACACCGCAGCAATGCGCTTGTTGGCAGAGGACGCAGCTCCTGACGCACGGACTATTGCAGCAGCGGAGCGTCTTGGCATTGCAGAAAACCTGCAGCCGGACCACGTGACTACAAGTCAGACCTTCCGTGAGCTTGCTCAACTGGCCAAGTCACAGACTGGTTCAGCTACACGTAACGCAGAGATAGAGGGCCTGCAGAGAGTAGGCGAGCGTGCATTCCAACTAGTTGATGACCTTGGTGGCACTGCGGACATGAGCACGCTTAACGCTACGCTACGCGGGCGCATGCAGAGTACTTTGTCAGAAGTAGACACTGCTGTGAACAACGCGTGGACGAATCTCCGCACGCTAGTAAAGCCCTCGACTTCTGTCACCCCCACAAATGTAATTTCTCAGATACAGGCCAGAGCAGCGGACCTTGGAGGAGAAGAGTTTTTGTCTCCGCTTGAGAAAAGAATCCTGTCTGGACTTCGCCGAGATGCTAACGCCGCGCCCCCGACTTATGGACTACTGGATAGCCTGCGCCGTGAAGCAGGGCGTGCTTCACGTATGTTGGGCGAGTTCGGTAACGAAGACACAGGCCTAGCAAAGCAGCTATACAAAGCGCTTTCCGCTGATGTCAAAGAAATTGCAGAAGCAATAAGCCCAGAAGCTGCGGACGCATTTACTATTGCCAAAACTGCAACTCGAACACAAAAAGCGTTGCAGGACGACCTGACATCTTTATTTGGCCGCAACCTCGAACGCTCAATGGTGGACAGCCTCGGCGCCGCGATGAAAGCGCTGACCAAGGGCGACGCAGATACTTTTGTTCGACTGATTAACACTATACCTAAGGAGATGCGTCGTGAGGTAGTCAGCTCGGGCCTGACTTCGGCGTTTGGTAAAGCTACGCAAAACGGTCAGCTAAACTTCAATACTTATATGAAGTGGTATGACGGCCTGCTACGCAACCGCACCGCTTACAAAGCACTAATGTCAAACCTGCCGCCGGGCGCGCAGAAGCAACTTTCGGACCTGTACCGTGTATCACGTGGCGTGACTCAAGCAACTCGAGAATACGTCCGCACAGGTAAGGCCCTGCAGGATGGAATGATGTCTGCCGACACCGCATTGCAGCGTCTTTACGGCGTAGCTAAGCGGGCAGCGGTTGGCGTTCCTGTCGAGGCCGCCGCGAGCATGATGGGTTTCCCCGGGATGGGTATTGCCTCTGGCATTACTTCGGCGATCATGGCTCGCGGAACTAAGCCTGCAGCGGTCAAGGCCGTCGACGATATGCTCATCTCGCCTCAGTTCAGGCAGATGGTCACTCAAACAGGAACTGCAAACGAAGTCACTGCAGCACGCGAACTGGCGCAGTCTGGTCCTTTCCGTCGCTTTGCCTCAGCAATAAAGCTGCCCCTAACCGATGCGGAGAGTTATATCCTCTCGATATTCCAAAGCGGCGCTCAAGCAAACGTACCAGAGGAAGCCCCAATCCAAGAGCCTGCCGCGCCACCTCAGGCTCGA